ATATTCTGGTCGATCGTACAGTCCCACGTGTTCCCGCCGGGGACATCGACAAGCGTTGCCGCCGTGATCAACGCGGACGGGGCATATCCCGCGATGTTGGTGACACCCACCGCCGACCCGTGCATCACGACGACGAAATCAACCGTGGCGACCTCCGCGGCTTCGTAAGACACCGTGCGACCGATGACCGTTCCGCGCCTCGACGACACGCCGCGCGAACCGTCCGCACTGTTAGGGATGAGCGGCGACGTGATGAGCGCAACGTCGCCAAGCCTCACCGCTAACGTGGTCGCGGTGCGCCGCGCCTTCACCGTGATCGTCTCGTAGGGCTGCCCGAAGAACCGCACCAACCGCCCGCCGATTGCAGCCGCCTCCGCTTGCGTGAGGTTCACCTTCGCGGCGACCTCCGGGATGATCTCAAGCGTGCCGATCCCCTTGTTCTTGTACGCGCTCAGTGAGGCCACATCGCGATAGATGTAGACCGCGGGATCTGCCGGGTTCAGCCATGAATAGACCGTGCGCCACGCCGTGCGACCTCGCCGCGTGCGTAGCTGCGTGGTCTGCGCCACGTTCTTACCTGCGACCATGTGCACCACGGACACGACGCCGTTAGCCTCCGTGATCCATCCGGGCCACGCGCCCGCTTCATTGTGCGGGGTGACGATCGTGTCGCTATCGAGTGCCACATCATACGGCGTCGTCGGCGTGAGCACATCAAACGTCCGAAGCACGATCTGACCTGTGCTGTTAGTCGCGACCATGAGCCCAAGCAATTGCAACTCCGGCGCGAGCACGTCAGCGAAGGATACCGGCTCGGTGATGTTGTAGTTCCGATCGGTGAACGCGGACGAAACGCCAACGTCAACGCGGGCTTCAATCGCGGCTAGCGACGTATCGAGGTCCGCGGCGGTGATATACGGCGTGCCACCGTCGTTCGCATACGGAGCAGCGTCCACGACCGATTCCAGGAACGTGTACAGCGACCCGACGCCGAGAGCCTTTTGCACTCGGACCACGGTTGTCGCGTCTAACACGACCTCGCTTAGCCCGTTGTCGATGCAATAGGTATTCAGGTCATCGCTGAGCGCGTCGAACTCATAGCCCAGCGTCCCCGTCAGAGCCGTAACGGTGACGCGCAACTCTGCCGGAAGCGTGTCGCCGGACAAGATCAGCACGTCGTTATCGGTGACCCCAATATCCGAGTCCAGATAGATCACGGAGTTGGAGCCGCCTGCGGTGTTCTCGAACGGGTAGTCGTAACCAAGCGTAGGCCGCTGGTAGATCATGTGCCGCGGGACGTTCTTAGGGCCGGGGTAGTCCTGATTGATCCCGAACCGCTGCCGAACGTAAACGGAACCCGCAAGCAGAGCATCGCCCGGCGTAACCGGTACTGACGAGACAACGCCCAGCGTCACGGCGTGCCAGAAATACAGCGTCCCCTTATCGATGCCGAACAACCCAGAGCCCGCAACAATGAACGGCTGCGTGATGTCAGCGGCGCCCACGCGGATAAAGATGCGCCCACCCTTGTACCAGATATCAGTTACCCCGGTGTACGTGATCGTGTCTACCGTCGCGTTGATTGCGGTCTCGGCTTCTTGCCAGGTCTCGTAAAAGCCGGTCACCGAGTAGTCGGTGGAAAAGCTAGTCACGGTGGGGTCGCGGATCGTAATGCCGAACGCGGACCACAACGCGAACCGCAAGCCGCGGATCCCAGCCGTGGCCGTTGTTGGTGCGCCCGCGTCTTGGTCCATGATCGCGGAGATGTGCGCGACCTCGATCAGCCACATGGTCCCGTCAGCGCTCAGGTACGGCGCTTGCGTGATGACTCCGCGCATCGCTGTATGCGTCGCGCCTAGCTCGGTCGACTCGATGACCACGCGGCGCCCTTCCCATGCGTGCACCTTGCTCCACACAGGGATCTCGTTCGCGTCCGCCCCATCGTCGCGCAAGAACACCTGCGCCTGCGTGTCGCGTTTCGCGCGCTCCACCGTCACAGCTAGCGTGCTCGCGTCCGTGATCTTCACGCACTCGGTGCCCACGTGGACGTATGTGTCATCGGTCAGCAGCGCGTTGCTGCGGACGTTGAACGTGGTGGCGCCTACCGTTGACACGCTCGATGACAGAAACGTGAGCAACGTCGCGCGGCGCGAAAACTCGTCGTTGGCTTCCGGCGTCGCCACGATCGACAATGTGATCGCGTCGCCCTCAAGCGTGCCGGTCTTGAGGTCCGAGCGCTCGCTGACTGTGATCCCCTCGTACTTCAGCGCGGAGACAACCACGCGATCGTCGGTGTCCGTGGACGTGGCGTCGTGAGTGGTGCGCCATACGTTCTCAGCGCCCTCGATTGTCGCGACGATGTTGATCGGCGTGGGCATGCGTCACCCACCACCCGTGATCGTGCCAGCAAGCCACACGGTAAATGGGACGTTGAAATGTATGTCGTCGCTCGGCCCGCCGCTGCGTTGCTTGTTCGCGAACACCGCGCCCTCGGCCGTGAACACGCAGGCCATGACCTCCACGCCGTCGTTCACCATGAACGGAAGCTCGCAGCGGCAGTGCTCCCACAAGTGCTCGAACGTCCAAAGGTCCGTGCCGTTCGCGCTCGCTTTGAACACTTTGCGTTTGATCTCGAAGTGCTGAAACCAAGATCGGAACTTCGGCGCCGTGCCGCGCGAGGTCCCCGCGGATTGCGTCGCGCTCGCGCTGATCGCAAGCGCCGCGATCCCGTCCGCCTCGTAGTTGCCTTCGCGGTCAAGGCTGCGCCCGTCCTGCGTGGCGTTGATCCAATAGGTGGGCGTCTGCGTGCTCGTGAACGTCGACGTGGCGGGCGTTGTTTGGTCCGCCTCGAAGCCGCACACGCGACGCCCCGCGAGATTGGTCCACGTGATCGTAAACGTCCACGCGCCACCCGAGCGCGCGATGGTGATCCTGTCGTCAGCGAACGACACAGAGAACCCGTTGGCCCACCCGTTGGCTAGCCGCTCCGTTTCGATCGCCGTGGACAGCGCGCTTGCGAATGACGCTGCGGCGTGGTCCGTGAACATCGAAACGCCATCGTGGTTCGTGACCGCCGTGAACCCCTGCGAAGTCGAGTGCACCACAGTCGATGACGCGGCAGCCGTCACGAAATCGGCGCTTGTGATCGTGATCGCTGTGCCAGCGCCCACGCCGCTGCCCGTGATCGTCATGCTGAAGGCGTAATCCGTCGCGGTGTCACCGTCGCGGATTGCGTCTAGGTCGAATGCCGGTGCATACGTCACGCCCACAAGTCACCCCGCGAACGGGTAAACGGTCGTGCCGCCGCTCCCGCCTGATAGCGTCCCCGTCTCGTACTCCGCTTGATAGAACTGCCCCTCGCCAAACACGACGCCGCTCTGCACCTGCGCAGCCGTGGGCCACTTGTTCGTACTGTTATGCGGCGATGGCGACGGGCGCAGCACGATCGTCGATGGCGTCGCGTGAAGCGTGCGCAGGATGATCTTGCTGTAGTTGTCAACGCCAGCCATTTACGAGCCATCCAGGTTTGCGGGGACCAGCGTGTTTACCGACATACCCGCGATGTCGGGAGCGCCTACCTTGTAGGCCGTCACGAAGTGATTCACGCCGGGGAACGTCGTCGGGACCGCATACGACCCGTCGTTCTGGTGTGACACCGCCGTCCCCGCGAACGCGAAATCGCTCGATCGGTACGCGCAGACCGTCGCGCTCGCCACCACCGCGCCCGCCGAATCGACGCACACGCCGCGAATGAACTTCGCCGACTGCGTGCCGAAACCGTCCACCGAATACGGCTCAAACAGGTCATCGCTTGCGAGGTCGCGACCGGGAGACGGGCTGCCATCGGACCCGCTCACGTCGCCAAGCCCGAAGCGGCAACCGAACGACCATCGCGAATAATAGGCGTTCCTGTCGTTCCACGTCTTGGGCGCGCGTCGCTGCATGGACCATCGCGGCTCGTGGCGGGTCTCGCCATGCGCGGGCTGCACCGTGCCAGGCTGCGAGGACCACCCGCCGCCAGTCGCGCCCGCCGTGCCGAATGTGAGTTGCACTCCCATTACATTGCGTCCGCTACGTCGTCGCGTGCTGCGATCAACTTCTGCTCAAGAGGCGTCCGGTGCAACGCCGTGTCATAGCTCGGCACGATGAGCCGCGATCCTTCCTCAAGCCCGCGCCGCGCTTGCTGACTGCGGAGGTACTGCGCCGCCGTCTCAAGCATCCCAAGGACGTAATTCTCGTCGGTGATCGTGCCCGCGATCGACATGTTGCCCGAGCGCGCGAGCGTGACCGTGATCGCCGCAACCTGCACGTCGCCGTGCAAGTCATCCATGCTCTGCCGCTTCATTCGTCAACCACCGTGTGGATATCCACTACGGCGCTGTTTGCCGTGATGTTCCACGTGACGAACGCCGCGCCCGCGCCTGCGAGAACCACGCCGCGCGGGAACGTGAACACGACCGCCGCTCCGACTAGCGCCGCCGTCGAGAAGCGCCGGAAGAACTGCGTAGGCACCGTGGGCGCGACACTGAACGCAACGCCCGCCGTGGTCAAGCCAGCGGGACGCCCCTCGTCCTCGGGAAGAAACGTGATCGGCGCTGACAGCGTGGGCACGTTCGCGGAGCGGCCCAAGCCAACGACGTTCGCGGTCGCTGCGCCGTTGAAGAACCCGTATTCCATGATCGCCGCTTCGTTCGTCGCGGGCGACAGCGAAGCGTGCGAAGCCGCTCCGATGGTCGTGACCGTGGTGCGCTGTGCCAGTGAGTAGATCGCCATTATGCCGTCTCCAATATCCGCACGCTGACGGTAACGCGCGTGCATGTTGATACCGATTCCAACTCGAACCCGAACACGTCCCCGATCGACACCGCGAGAGTGCTCCACGTTGTCAGCGACGTGTCGCTTGAAAGCTGCGCCGCCGATAGCGTGGGCCTCTCTGTGCCCGCGATTCGATGCGCGTCGGTGGGGATCGCGCCCGCTCGCTTCCACACGTCCACAACGGCGCTGCCGCTTGCGTCCGCAACGATGTCCCATCGGTCGATCGTGCCGTTCATCTGCGCCACAATGAGCCCGACGCTACCAGCCGTGGGCGTGCTGCCGCCGCCGTCAAACGTCACCCCGATCGTGCGACGCTGCGGGACGTTGAGCGCGTCAAGCGCATCGCTCACGGTCGCGCCTGACACCGCGCTTGCGTTCGTCACTTCGTCGCTATCGTAGTCGCCAGCAACAGCCACCACTGCGCCAGTGCGCGCGAACACGCTCGATACCGCGCCAGACGGGGCAGCCTGAAACGTCGGGGCAGCGCCCGCGCCGTTGCTTGTGAGCACGTGCGTCGCCGTGCCAGTGGCGACCGTCGTAGCCTCGCCGGAAGCGTCCCACGTGATCAACTCGCCCGCGGTCCCGTCGGCAATCTTCGCGAGCGTGACCGACTCGTCATCCGGGGTCCCGCCGCCGCCGCCGGGGTTGTCCTCGATGAGGTCAGCGATCAAGTTCAACGCATCGACGGCTGGGGGAGCCGCTTGCTGCCACTGCCCTAAGCGGGTGACGCGCGCAATGGCTTTCCGCAAGGCTGTAAGCGTTGCCGCCACTACATCACCATCCGAATGCGTGAGGGCTCGCCCAAGTCACGCTGAGACGCGCTGGACGTGACTAGCGAAACGGTATCCGCGAGCGACTGCCGCAGTAGCGTCGTGTCGCTGTCTTCCTTCTCTTTGCAGCGAATCGCCGCCGCCGTGATGATGAAGTCCTCCCACAGCAGATCTTCAAGCCGCACCTCGTCGGTGTCGGTCGACAACTCCACGATCGCGGTCCCGCCCGTGTCGAAAAACAGGTTGGCGCTGACGTAGCGGATCGTGACCGTGTGCACGCCGCTAGGTACCGGAGCAAGCCGGATGGTCTGCCCGCGGAGCTGGTAGTAGATGCGCGCGGCGTCGTCCCAGCCCTCGTCAGTCAGCGTGTAACGCCGCATGTCCTCGGTGGTGCCGCGCTGGAAAATGACTTCGTGCTGGCTGTTGCCGCTTACGATCGTGGACATGCCGAGCAGCCGGTAGAAGCTGGACGGGAGCGCGCTGCTGTAGTCGTACTGCCCTGCAACCGTGTTGAACGTGGCCGAAGTCTCGAAGTGACCTTCCCCGTACGCTTGGATCAGCACAGCAAAGAAGCTGCGCGCGGCGTAGTTGATCGCGTGGTTCACCTCGGAATCCGAGACGAACGACGTGCTTTCCATGTCCGCGCGGGCGCGTACCCGCGAGCGCAAGGCCGCAAGCGTACGGGTGATCATCGCTAGTAGTCCTCCCCGTCGTCGCCGCCGTCCGCTTCCTCACCCATGCTGCAAGCCTCATAGAACGAGGTCATTGCAGACTTGAGCGCGTCCGCGTCCTTGGCTTCCACGGCGTCGATCACCGCTTGCGCGGATTCCGACTTGAGGTCCGCCCGCTTCGGAGACTTCGCCGCAGCGCCCCCCTTGCCTTTCGACAAGGAGGGCATGAGCAGCGCGAGAGCGCCCTTAGCCATCAGGTGATCCCCGTGCCGTCAAGCGAGCTGTCACGCTTGAAGATGAAACAGAAGTTCACGCGGTTGTTTGCGTTCGCCGCAACGTCCGTCGCAGCAGCGCCGCTGATGTCCCACACGCGAATTTGCGCGGTGTTCGTCGAGGTCTTGCTGTTGGCGATCGTGCCGATCTGCGCCATCTTGTCGTCCGCGGATGCAAGCTGCAGCGTCGCCGTGGCGCTCACGCATCCGGCAAACCTGTTCTCGAAGGTGAGCGTGTACAAGCCTGCGGACGTGCGAACGACGGTGAAGCCGCGCCCGCGCAGAGTGGTCGGCGCGTTTGCGGAGTCGGGAGCGAATGAACCGGCCACAACTTCGAGGTTGAGCCCGGACATTACGAGTCCTTCTTTGATGTGTTCTGCCATGTGATGTTTCCTTCATGGTGAGAGCCGCAAGGCTGCCAGCCACCATGGCCAGCAGCCCCGCGACTACATCACTAGGTCAGCGACACCCGAGCGTTCCAGCCGGGGGCGTTGCTCCACAGCGCGTGGTAGCTCGCGACGCGGATCTCGAAGCCGTCCGCCGAAGCCTGGCGCGACATCTTCCCGCGCAAGTCCTCGTCAACGATCTGCACGAGGTCGCCGATCGAGTCCATGCACCACGACTCCGGGTCCAGCAAGTACGACACGGCGTTCGGGCAGTACGGATCGGAGATGACATTCAGCATCCCGTTCGGGGTCGCAAGCTGGATCGCCTGAATGCCGATGTCGCCGTTCAGCGCGGGCAACTCTACGACGCGCTTGCGGTTCTCAAGCGAGATCTCCAAGTCGGCCCACTGGATCGGGTTCATGACAGCGAGCCGCGGGTTGCCGCCGTGCTTCTGCACCTGCGCCGAGCCACGGATCAAGCGTTCCACGATGGTCCCGGACTCCGCGACGCGCACGCCGCCGAGACGGGTTGGGCTTTGCGAGCGGTCCACGTTGTAGAACAGCGTGGAAGTCGGAGCCGAAGAGGGCAGCCAGGCGTCAAAGCCCCGCATCTTGAGCCCGAAGTCGCCCACGGGGAAAATGAAGTCGTTGACGGCTGCCGCAGCAATGCCCGCGGTCCAGTTGCCGGTACACGCGACGGTTCCCAGGTCGTAATCAACCGACTGGACTGTCACGGTACCCGTGCGGATTGCGCCGCTGGTTCCGTCCGTGGTGGCAAGGTTGAGGATCATCCCCGCCTCGAAGTTCACGATGTCCGCGATCGTGGCAAGGGTGATCGTGGGCGTGCCCACGCTTGAGCTTGCCGAGATCTGGCCGATCGCGCCGCCACCGTTCTTGAACAGCGAAACCGCGATGTCGGTCTTGATCGCGTCCAAGATGCCGTCCAACTGCGCGTCGAGCAGTTCGATCACCGCACGCTCGTTGCCCTGCGAACCAAGCACCGCGTCACGGTCGATCGTGACCACGCCATAGTTCTTGGTGTGCGTGACGATGAACCGCTCGAAGCCCGCCGTGCCCGCGTTGCTCTGCGCCGTGATGAACGTCGCGGAACGACCGGCCACGGGACGGGCGATGCGAACGGGGACGCGGCGACCTTCACCGCCAAGGTCCGTCTTCATCGGGAGCAGCGCAAGAGTCGGAGACTCACGCGCCACCATGTCGGCCACATCCTTCTTTTTGGCGTCGAGGTACTTGAGGACCTTCGCGCCGATTGTGAGAGTCATTGCTGGCATGTCAGAAACCCCATCGCGCGCACTGCGCGCTCAAAGGCTCACCGAAGCGCTTCGTCGATCGCTGATGACTTGTGCGGGTTGCCCCATGGCAATCGAGCCCGTTCACGGTCACCCCGCGACGCGGAAGCCGCAGCAGCGGCCTTGCTTGTGAGTGCCTTCCGCGCAACATGCGCAGGCGGCTGTGGAGCTGTTGCTGGCGCTCCGTCGTATGAGGTTTCTGTGTCGGTTGCTGTGTTCGTTAGTTTGCTGATCAACGCCATGCCCGCGCTGGTCTTCGCCAGCCGCGGCAGCATCGCTTGAAGTTCTTTGAGCATGCGCGCTTCCGCACGCTGCGCGAGCACGTCGTACGAGCCCGCAGGCTCGCCCGTGTCGTTGTAGTAGTCCTCGGCTTCTTTGATCGCGTCGAAACCGAACTCGGCCGCGATCGGGAACTTGTCCGCCGCCGCCTTTGTGAAGGCCATCGCCTCGCTGCGCACACGCTCACGGTGCGCGTCCTCGGCCGCCTTCGCGTCAGCCGCCTTGCGGTCCTCTTGCTCCTTGAGCAGCGCCTCAAGCTTCGCGCGGTCGGTGGCCATCTCGCCGCGCACTGCCTCAACCGCGACGTCCGCGGAGGTCATCGGCACGCCATTGGCCTCGCCGCGCGCGATCATCTGCGTGAGCTTCGAGTAGTCGATCCCAAGGTCCTTCATAGCCTTGAGCGGGTCCGCCTTCCACGCTGCGATCTGCGCGTCGCTGCCAGTGGTCCGCGCCTTCAACTCGTCCAGCTCCTTCGCGAGCCGCTTGGCCTCCTGCTGGCTGCGCAGGGCTTCCCGCGTCGCTTCGTGGGCGCGTGGCATGGGCGGCTTTGCGGCGGGCTTCTCAGGGCTTGCAGCGGGCGCCGTCGACGCCTCCGCAGGCTCGGGCGCGGCTTCCGCTTCGGGAGCGGGTGCGCTTGCGGGTTCATCGGGTGTGAAGGCTGCGTCTACGGCTGAACTCATGGCGTGGTCCTCATGCTGCGATCGGTGGTTGCTGTTGCATTGCTGCGTCGGGTGGTACTGCCGCGGCTTGTGTCGCCGCTTGTGCCTGCGTCGCCGATTCCATCAGCGCGCGGGCGTCGTCAAAGTAGGTGTGAAGCGCCTCAAGCACCTCGTCGGGCGCGCCCTCAACCTCGAACCGGCAGATCGCCAGCGAAGTCAGCTTCATCGTCAGCGCCAAGTCTTGGTTCGGGTTCGGCGGGCGGTACTCTTCCTCTTCGGCCATGCGCTCGATCGCCTGCAAGACCACGTTGGTCGGGGCTAGCTCCATCTCAAGAAACGCATCGGTGTCCGGGATCTCACGCAGGTACAGCCACTGCTCGCGCGACAACAGACCCGCCTGCGCCCACTCGTCGATCGCCGCTTGCCGTCCAGCGCTGCCACGGGGCAAGGCGTTGGCGGCTTGGATCTTGAGCACGTACGCCTCGCGGTCCATGCGCACATCGTCCCAATCCATAGGCTTGGTCCACTTGCGGTCAGCCGCGACGACCTTCTGTTCAACGCCCGCGTCCTGCATCTCGTCATGCAGGTCAATCAAGGCGTCCGCCACGTCGAGCACGAACGCCTCGAAGTTGCGCAACGGCACAAGCTGACGCCCCGCTTCGTTGTCGAGGTACACGCGTTGCGCTTCGCCGCTGTTGAGCCCCGCTGGCTTCATGCTGTTGGCGCTCAACTGCGACACGCCCTCTTGCTCGTAAGCCAGCGCAATCGTGCGGTCACGGTGCGCAATCAACTCAGGCGGAACTAGCGTGCCGTCGATCACGATCGGCGGCTGTCCCGTGTACGTGATCACGTCCTGCGGGTCGTTGGTGATGTGGGTCTTGTTGACCTTCGTGCCTTCCATCACCGCGATTCGGCGCGTCGAAAGCTCCATGGCTTTCTGGATCTTCTTGAGCGTCATGTTCAGCTCAAACTGCAAGCCCTGAAGCCGCTCAGCGATGCCTACGCTCCAGAACCCGGTCTGTCGCTTGCGCCAGTGGAAGAACGAGACCGGCAGCCGACGCCGCGTGTACGGGGTTGGCTCGCGCAGGTATCCGCCGCCGCGAGCAGCAACAACGTGCAAACCGTCAACGTCGCCGACCTTGCAGCGCCACGCCTCAATGATTTCGATCGTGTCGTCGTCGCCCTTGAAGCTGCCGAACTCATCGTCAGCAACCGCGTCCGCCTCGTCGATCGCTTCATCTGGCGCGTCAGGGAACAGGTCACGCGCCACGCTGCGCTGTACCTTCGTCACCACGCCCACGGTGCACACGTGCCCATGCCGCGCCTCTGCTGGGTCCACGAGCACGTCCGCGGGATCGATGCGCTCAATCACCGCCCGATCGTCGTCGTCCATGCGCACCACGGCAACGCCCGTGCCGCCGACGCAAGCATCAAGCACCACAGCGGGACACACGGCCGAGTAAAACGCCGAGTAGCTGAAATCGCCCTCGAGCACGCGCTCAACCTGCACGGCGCGGCGCTGCTGCGACCATGAGCCTTTGTCCGTCAGCAACGCGGGCTTCGGGCGCGTCTCGCATACCTGCGCCTGCACGGTGTCCGCCACCGACTGCACGAGGTTGAACCGTAGCCGCTGATCGTTCACGCGCTTGCTGTACAGGTCGCGAAGGTACGCCGATCGCGGGTCGCTGCCATACAGCGCGCAATGAAAGTCAAGCGCGTCAAGCCGCCCCTCGGAGCGCGAGCGCACCGCACGCACCCAAGCGTCCAGCGCATCGGGTCCAGCCGTGTCGGGCTCGTCGTCGCCAATCGCCCACCACCTAGTGTTCACGGGTTCGCGTTTCATACGCTCCCCAGCGCGTCAAGCTTCTGACGGGTCGCGCGCTCGAATGGCGTCTCGGGCTTCACCTCGGGCGCGGCCGTCGGTGCCTCAAGCGGCGCAAGATCAACCGCGAAAGAGCCGAAGCGAAACGAGGTCGCGCCCAACGCGCGCAACTCCCGCACCATCGCCACGGCTTCGGCGGGCGTTAGTCGAACAGGTCCGCCCGATCGCTCGGCGCCCACCCGTCCCACGGCGCCTGCTCGCGTACGAGGTCCAGCGGGCTTTCGGGCAGCGGCGGACGTACCTCCGGCGTCGTCGTGTGAGCCAGGGTCCAGCGCCAGCCGTACAGCATCGCGTCGCACAGGTGGTCCTCGTAAGCGGGATCCGCGACCTCACGCATGGTGAAGCCGCCTGCGGTTGCTAGCTTTTCCTGCTTCCACGGCAAAACAGCCGCTTCGGCTAGAAGTGCGCTGGTGCTGGCGCGCACGAAGAGCACGTTACCCGAAGTCAAGTCGCCGTTCAAGTGCTCTATGTGGGCGCGCTTTTCCTGCTTGTCTGCCGCGATTATCGGGCACCCCGGATAGCGCGTGTTCATCTCCGCGATCATGGCCTTGCCCAAGCCGCCGGAGTCGCCCACGCACACCTCCGGCTGGTAGGTGTCCCAGTACGCCTTGGTGATGTCCGCCACTGCCGACGGGGCAAGCCCTGCGCGCTTCTCGGCCGCGATGACGTACACCTCGCGGCGGCGCTTGGGGGCCACGGGTGGGCGCGGGTTCCACGCGAGCACGCACCACGCGGTTGAATCGGTGACGCCGTAGTCGATGGCGAGCACGTGGCGCCACTGTGCGCGGTCGTAGTCCTCGGGCAGCGCCTCCACGATGTTGGCGGGCTTGACGCGGTACACGAGGTCATCCGGGTTGTGCACCCATTCGGCTAGTTGCTCGCGCACGTAGGTCGGGTGCGTCTCCGTCCATCCGTTTTCCTCGAGTAGCTCGAGCAGGTACTCGTCGGGCTGGGGAAAGTGCGGGTTCTCCCTCACCGTCCAGTGGTACACGTGCCACTTCTTACGCGCCCCCGTGCTGACCTCGAACCACCACCCGCTGCATACGACCCCCGGCGTACCCGTGGCGTACAAGCGCCCGCGCAGGTCGCCCAACGCTGGCTCGATGACGTCGCGGACTAGCGGTTCGATGACGTGGCTGTACGTGGCGGGCTCGTCAAGAATGGCCACGCGCATCTTGAGACCGCGCAGCTTTTCGATCTCCTGGATCTTGTCCGCGCCCACGATGGCGATGTACCCGCCGCGGGCGTTGCGGACCTCTAGCGTGTCCTCGCGTAGCGTCCAATCGAAGCCGTGCGCGCGTTGCAGTTCCTTGAGCTTGCCCCAGATCAAGCGCCGCGCGATCTCGCGCGTGCGCGCGACATACACGCAGACCTCATCGAAGCCGCAGCGCTCCAGGTTCGCCGCTAGGATACTGCCGTTTAGCACGGTCTTGCCCGAACGGCGTCCGGCACGCACGGCGACGAAGCGCCCCCCGCCGTCCAGCACGCCACGCTGTTGCGCGTGCAAGGCCTCGTGCATCTTGCGGGCGGGCTTGCCGCGCTCGATGAGGATCGCGATTAGCTCGCGGTCGGTGAAGCGGGACAGCGGGACGGGCTTGGTCACACGCCTACGGTGCCCACCGGATACGGCGCACGTTGCTCCACGGAATGAAGTCCCCGCCCTCAAGCGCAAGCCCGCGGTCGGTCGCGGTCGCGCGCGTGTTTTGCAGCGATAGCCGCGAGTCGACGGGGTGCACGAAGTCCAGGCGCTCGATTGCGCCGCGCGTGGCTGGCTCTGGCGGCTGCTGTGGTCGGTTAGGTTTCATTCGCTCGCCCTCCGTTGATGCGCCGTTAGCGGGTACGGGTTGTACACCCACCCCAAGC